TTACGAATTAACCTGCTTGAACTCCTCCCTCGCGGCTGCCGTGCGTTGATCAAGATAGTCTGCTAAATCCTTCACATGCACCAGGCGCGGGGCTTTGTTCGAGTCTGCCGCCCGGAAACTCGGGATAGGCAGTTTGCCAGCGTTCGCACGCTTGTTGGCTAACTCGATTGAGATGCCGAGGTATTTCTCCGCGATTTTCTCCAGAGGAATATCCGAGGTCTCAAACTCAGCCATCAGTAAAAACATTCTGTTCACTTCGCCACCTCCACTTCACCGGCCCCAGCTCGCGCACCATCGCTGTACGCCTTCTTAACCCAGTACAACAGCACCTCGGCGGTCACACACCCACAGTCCACCTCAATCGGCACTGCCTGGCTCTGCAGCCAGGTGTCGAAATCTGGCGCGCTGGTACTGTCATTGAGCACGATCCCTCGGCTTCGTCCCGTCCTGATAGTCAATGCCCCTTTGCGCTCCAGAGCCTTCAGCAGGAGCATAGCTGCGTTGGCAGAGCTACACCCTATAGCATCCGCGATTTCTCGCTGCGTTGGCGCCGAACCGTTATCACGCATGAATTTGCGGACGAAGGTCAGCACCTGAGATTGGCGTTCGGTGAGTTCTTTCATACCGTCGCTCCTTTGCAATGCCGCCACACTTCAAACATCCGGCGAACCACCTCACGGGCATAGTAGCCTTCCACGTCCCGCTCCAGGCTGTACCGGTGCCCATACTTCAGGCGAACCATCGCCTCGAATGCCTTGTTCATCGCCACCACTCCCGCATAACTACTTTGTAAGCCCTGAGCACCACCGGCGTGCGGCCGGATAGCACTGTCTTCATAAAGAACACACCGCTGCGGTTCGTGTTGACATCGGTCAGGAACAGCGCCGTATCAACTACGCGGTTGTGCCGGCGGAACTCGAACACCGTGCTGGTCAGCGTGATGCTGGCGGTGGCTCCGTGGTCTTGGTAGTCAATTTTCACCAGATAACCCTCCCGATCAGCGTGGCGGTGCCGACAAAACAATAAAACCCTGCAGCCAGTCCGATCCCCGCCAGGCTGGAGAAAAACAGCGTAAACATAATCAGCTCAAGCACCTTCTTCATTTCATGTGCTCCTTGATCCACTGAATTGTTGCCCCTTCACCGCCCAATTCCTGAACCATTTCCCCATAATGGTTAAACATCGCGTCGATGAATCGCCGACCCCTGGGTTTTAGTTGGGGAACCTCGCCCCAGTGAACGAAGTAACCATCGGTTTTTGGTTTGGACATGGCATCGATATCCAACATCCTCATATACATGCCAGCCCTTTTTAGCGGCGGCCAACGCTCACGCAGATAACCGTCGATGAATCCTTCGATACCAGATCTGTTAACCGCGATATCTCCGTTCACATGCCTGTACACAGGGCGGCGATGCATAGCGACTAGGTGCAACAGATAGGCGTCGCTAACCCAAGTCAGAGCCCGTTGCAGGGGATTGTCTGTTCCGCTCACTATTCGCCATCCTCGTTGCGTTGATTCCAGTTTGAAATCGCCCCTTCCTTGCTATCAGGGAGCTGTGACGCGTTACAGCATCCGCAATTCACGAAAAAGGTGTTCTCACCGTCAAATTCGCGAAGAGTCTCCACCAGGCTAACGTGCGGGTTGCCGCAGAACGGACAGGGTTGAAGTAGTCCGTCGCTATTTGCCTCTTCGGTTGCTAGTGGGCACATTTCAGGAATAACCGATATGAGCATCAACCTCTCTTTCTGGAAGCGGGAGGATTCAGCTTTTGCTACAGCTAGCTTGCTTGCCTGTTCAACGCTGGACGCATTAACCTCGATTTTCAACGGGTAACGATCACCGCCCGGGTAGTCGGCAATAAAAGTGACTGAATAGGTTGATCCCTTCATTATTTTTTCTCCCCAAAAAGTGATTTCAAATCGACACCATAGACAGCCATCCATGCACCAGCAGGCCACGCTTTAACGCTGCCGTATCGCGGGTCTGGCACATCCACGGCAGTTACCCCGTTCGCTTTACACCATTTACGGAGAGGGGCAAATTTGAATTCGCCTTTGGTCAGGTTCTCTACTTTGGTGATGGTTGCATGCTTCACGCTTTCGCCCAGACGCTCTTCCAGATCTCGGCATTTGCGAGTGGCCGCACTGAGCTTTCCAAGGGCAGAGGCTTCGCGCTTGCGGCTGATATGGGACTTGGTACGAACGGCCTTATCGCGCTCGCTGGATACCTCTTTCACCTTGTGTTCCAGCCCGATCACCTTTTCCGAGTAGGTAAGAAGTGTGCCGCGCAAGAACTCCGGATCGTTGAGTGCCGCCATCGGGTCGATAGGTGAAATTCCGTAGCTGCCTGTTTCTCGAATGGACGGTAAGACTTCCTCGCATACCCAGTCCTGGACGCGCTCAACCTTGGGAAGCTGGCTTTTCAGGATGAGGCGATAAGCATCCGATTCAGGGGCTAGCTGCATGCCACGCAATTTGTCACCAAAACCCAATTCTAACGATTCGTTATAATTGAGCTTTATCAGGTGCTTACAGTGGTCTTTTAAAGCTTTTGCGGGGTTTGTGTAACCTAGTTGTTTAGCCAATTCGACCGCATCGAACACTGGCTTACCTTGGTACAACATGCCGCTCAGTGAGATACCCAGGTCGGCAGAGTCAAACGTCATTAGTTGGTTTTTCATCGTTATTCCCCTTAGTGCACGGTCGCCGCAGGCAACATTTGGTAGTCATTGGCGCGAATTTCTTCGCACATCGTCGTAAACACATCATCGATAATGTCGGTGAGATGCTTTCTGTCTTTCGGGTCGTTAAGTTCATGGCCCATATAGAAATAGAGGACGCTATCACTGGCCGGAAACCGGCTGTTTTCTACAACGAGCGGCTCGATATGGGAGATCAGCGCCTGCTCGATCACCTTGGAAGTGATACCAAGTGAAATATCACCGCTAATAAACACCGGGGCTCCGTGCTTCTCTCCCCAGCGAGCTTGGCATTCGCTCAGATACACCAGGGAAACGGATGACCGCAGGATCTCGCACAACATGCTGTTGAACTCCTGTTGCTCTGCAGGTGTCATTTTTCGGTTCTGCAGGACTTTCTTTTCATTCTTCATCCAGGCAGGGATCACCAATGTTCCGCCGCTTCTGGCTTCAGCGTCTTTTGCTCGCGCAATCAGCGCCCTGATCTGCTTTTTCGATTTCATAACTACACTTCCCCGCTGGTGGTTTTGTTCATGTGGGCTTCGAGCGACTCGGCCAGTTTCTTCTTGGCCCTGGTTTTCGCTGCCTCCTTTGCGCGTTCGCTGGCGCTTTCTTGCAACTGCTCCAGCCGCTCAGCAAGGCTGTGGCGCTTTTCGCAAAGCTCGGCGCGTTCACCTGCCCATGCTTGATTCAGGAACTGAACAGCGACTGACTCGGCGCGGCGCCAAAACGTGGCAGCCAGGTTGAACTGTCCAGAGTGTTCGTGCTGGATGGCGGTATCGGCTGCTTGTCGATAAAGTGATGTCACTGGTCACCTCCTGCTGGTGGGACGTATTTACCCTGAGTTGAGCATTGGGCTGCATGGCTAGCGCACTGCTCGCGCTCTTTCTCTGTTAACCCCGGCGCTACGACGGCATTCCGCCACATGGCTGCTGCTCGACGATAAAGTCCGCGTTGTTCGAGTCGTTGGACTGTGGTTATCAAACGCTGGTACTCAGCCGATGGCGGAGTCACTTTTTTCTGTGTTGTCATCACGGCACCACCTGCAGCAACTGGCTGCTCGGGTTGTTCAGCTTGTAAGCCACCGCGTCGATGAAGGCTTCCTCCATCACGGACTTACCGAGCGGCGTGAGGCGGCTACGGTCTTTGCTCAGCATTGCGTCGTAGGACTTGGCGATCTGCTCTTGGCCGCCGGCGATACCGAATTCAGCGCGAATCATGTTCTCGATGAACTCTTGCATCAGTACCTCGACGCACTCCTGGGTGAGGTCAACGCGCACCACTTTCTTTTTCGAAATAACCACATCCGACCATTTGCCGCCGAAATGGCGCTGGCAAAAATCCAGATAGGCGAGGGCGATACGCCGGCGGTTTAATGCAATGTTGTTAATCCACTGAGACATTGTTATTAACCTTCTATCTATATTCAGGCCGAGGGATACCCCAGCCTGAAGGCTGTAATTGGAAATTTGTTGGTGATTACTTAATTAAAATGGACGACGCTTCATTAATTCATCGTGCTTACTGGCCCAGTCGTCATATTCTTTCTGCCATTTTTCTTTTTCGCGTTGCTTGGCGAGCAGGAATAAAATTCCGCGACGGGCTCGCTCCTGGCACTTGAGATAATTCGGAAGCAAATCACCCGTAACCCAAGCCTGCCGTTCAGCGTCATATCGGTCATTTTCACGAATGCGAAAATTCATGCGCTGGAAAACCTTTGTTGCCATTATTCTTGCCAAGTTATCAATAGCTGCGCTGCGGCTTAGGTAACGTTTGTAAACTCCATGGCGGTAAATTACGTAAACCGGAACGTTCGTTTTCATTATGGCGTCGGCGATGCCGCCATGGTCTGGTACGTATTCATCACCCATGCGTTCAGTATCAATTTTTTCGTGGCGCATTATTCTTCCTCCGGCGGAGTTACTTTCCAGCCTGCTCGCACTGCTAACTCAATGAATGTGCCGAGCGTGGCTGTAAATTCTTCTGGCGAATATGGTCGATACGCCTTTAATTCGCCGTTCTCAACATAAACGGTCAAGCGTCCGCTAAAATCTGGCGCAACATTAATGACGACTTCATTCAGTAGCGCCTTTGTTGCTTGCCTCAAGATGGTGGTCATTATTTAGCCCCCCCCTGAGATATTTCTTCTTTCATCAGGGCCTCTACCCGGCTTTTATTGACGCTAGTGAGAAGATAAAGCTCACTCAATAAGCCATTAAAACGGCCTGCAACTTGAGCATCGGCAGATCTGAGGCTGGATTCGAGAAGTGTTCTATACAACTCATCCAACTGCATAACATAGCGATTAACATGGCTGGTGGTCTGAGCCAAGCGCTGGGTGGGCGTCTCAGGGTTACCGTTAGGAAATTCGGTGGCCTGGAAACCTTCAGGCTCCTTGTACAGAATTCCTTCCTTGTCATGCAGCAGTGAGCCATTTACTGTGCTCGTTTTATCTTTGTGTCCGACGTTAGCTGGCAACATATATGAATCCCTTTTCATTGCATTGTTGGCAGACCTTAACGGCGTGATTCAATAGGCTGCGATCACGAATAAAAGCATATTCACCGGTTTCTGCGTTCACATAGGTACAAACATAATCACCATTACGCTCACCAATTTCAGGCAATGGCTCTTTGCACTCGATGCCATAAGCCTGTTTCACCATATGCATACTCAGTTTCCATACCCAAGAACTGGTGTCGGATTTTATTAACCGCTGTGCTTTACTCAGTTTGTTCCGGTCAATCAACACAGGCCTGGTTGCTTCTTTTACATTTGGCATGCTATTGTTCATATCAGCCTCGTTAAATTTATTCAGGTTTGGTGGGGTTAGGCTCTGGTTATTGATTGGCGTCTACGCCAGAGCCGTCCTTAATTCCGCTAAAATAATGAGCAGCGCAAGAAATTTTGTTAATTAACAGACCAATATCTGATAAGGTTGATATAATTCCACCGAGATTCTCAATTTTTTCGGCGTTAATTTTCTTTTTGCTCGCCTCATTCATTATGCTTGTGCCAATAACGTTCATTGCATCCAAAATGCCAATCATCTTTGTTTCGGCATCATCTGCAATGCTGTCATAATTGGTGGTAGGTGTTTCTTCTTTCCGAAAATCTAGTAGCACATCTAATTGGTAAATATTTTCTATGCTCATCTACTGACCCCATTGTTTGCCGATGAAACAAATATAACCGCTAGTTCTTTTTTATGCAATACCGCAAATCATAAAAATAATAATTAGCGGTCATCTATTTGAATGTTATGTATTTTTATTTTTTTAGTGGGGGGGGGAGACAAAAAAAATCCCGCATGAGCGGGATAATTTAAGCGGTGGGATGATTAGTTGGTTTCATCGAGGTCAGTGTATCGAGTCGCCTTAACGATTGCAGATACAAAGTGGATTTTGTCGATGTCCTGCGGGGGGAGGGTTATGGGCCGATGGTCATTGTTTATGCTTGAAAATTGATAGTCACCTTCTCGTGTTTTATTTAATATTTTTATCATGTTGTGACCGTCTTTTGTTCTAACAAAGACTTCATCGCCTGGGTAAACATCGGTATTTGGTTCAATAACTACAAACTCCCCGGATTGGATGCGTGGCCACATACTATCCCCCTTTACCTTGAGTCCGTAGGCGTCCTTATCGCCACTATAAATCTTCAACCAACCAGATCGGAATTCGATCATATCCACTGCACCATCCACTCCCAGCACGGCCTCACCAACTACAGGGACAAACCCTTCCTTGATTTTTCCAGCATATTCAACTTCAAGAGAGCCTAGAGAACTAGCCATTTCAGTAATTTCTAAGGCGATTCTTGGGCTGATATCTTCGACGGGAACACCAAACAATTTTGCCAGCATTGCAGCGTTAGTATGGTTTAACGCATTCACCCCGTTTAAGAGCATGGCTACAGCACTTTGGCTAATCCCTAGTGTTTCAGCAAGTGATTGTTGGGACAAGTTAAGTTCTTTTTTCTTGCTGTTATAAAGAGCTTTCAGCCTGCTGGCGTCAGCAACTTGTTCGTCTGTAAGAATCTTTTTTTTCATCTCATCCCCCAATTTCTGTTGTGCTGAATTTATCACCGCAAGGAATTATTTTCAATAACCGCAGGTGTTGTTATTTTAATGATTGGCGGTTATATTTGTTTCAGGAGGAGCCATCCATGAAACAAGTTTCACTTAAAGATTTTGCTGGTGAAGTTGGCCAGGAAAAGGCAGCAGCTTCACTAGGTGTCAGGCAGAGCGCAATTAGCAAGGCCTTGCGTGCAGGCAGGGATATCTTTGTGATTATCCACGCGGATGGACGCCTTGAAGCCAAAGAGCTCAAGAATTTTCCAAGCCATCTTAAGGCTGATATTCATGCGGAGTAACCACCCCAAAACCATTATGCCGGCACTGTACTGCCAGGCGGATGAGGCGTGGATTCAGGAGCAGCTACTGCGGTTCTCACCGTCGGCAAGGCATCGGATCGTTGCCCTTTACGCTGATGTTTATCAGCAGGCGTGGGATAGCGAGCCTGTGACGTTCCGCCAAGAGAACCGAGCACGACATGAGGCCAACACCCGACTGCGGCGATTTGTCACTCACCATGCTCAGGCAGCCGCAGGGTTGACGGAAACCCCGCCTTTATCCAAGGCACTGGCCCAGCATGGAGCCGCTGGTGGTTTCGATGACAACAGCGGGCAGGAAGTTGCGGAGGGAACGCTGAATGGCAGGTAACTCCGATCTGGGGAATGTGTTCCTGGTAAGTGAAGCGGAGGCGAGGCTTGTACAAGGTCAAAACCTCGGGAAAAGGTCAACGGCAGATCGAGACTACGTGCACGCGCGTAAAAGATATAAGAAGGGCAAGTTCTAAATGGTTGATTTAAATCGATGTTTTTTAAAAATTTGGACACTATATGTCCGGTCACCGGACATCTTGAAGCACTTATTTAAAATCAATGAGTTACAGGCAGTTACTGGACACTCTGTGTCCGAAATCCGGACAAAATGCAGCGTTGAGGTTGAAAAATGAGCAGCGAAGGCAGCAACAAACAACTCGATTTTCTCCGCCTGTTCCGCCAGGGCTGCAAACAGATCCGTGGGTTGCTCCGTGATAACCGTGCTGCCGCTGATTTGTTCCTGTACCTCGCCGAGAACGTCGACATGAACAGCGGTGCGGTAGCGGTGGATCAGGCTGTGTTAGCTCACGAACTGGATTGCTCTGACCGCCATGTGCGCAGGGCGATTAAAGCGCTGGAGGATGGCGGATTTGTTCGCCGTGCGGGGGCCGCTGTTTTCGCTATCAACCCGGCGATCATTTGGGGTGGGTACGACAATGCGATGCGCTCATCGCTCTACATGACGATGGACAACCGGTCAGCGAAGAAAGTTCGCTATGTGTTCAACCCATCCTCTGAAAACCTTGTTCCTACTTACGTGGGAGTGGCACCGGTTGATGAAGAGAAAAACACAGAAGGCAAGAAGCCGGAAGAGGGTACTTTGGCGAGCGCTTCCCGTCCGGCCCTTGAGGGTGATACTGATGCTTAACCTGAAACCTAAAGCCAAGCAAGTTACGGGCCTGCAGATGCTGAGCCGTGACTGGAATAACTATCGCACATTCCTGTTATCCGCACCAGTCGGCTACGGCAAAACCTTCGTATCGGCATACCTGGCGGACAAGATGATCCAGCAGGGTAAGCGCACAATGTTTGTGGCGCCGTACCTCACTCTGGTGAAACAGACTGCAGCTCGTTTTATGCAGTACGGCCTGCCGGAGGATGAAATTAGCTACGTGTGGCGTGACTACCAACCGCATGACCCGCAGCGCCTGATTCAAATTGCGTCGGCAGATACGCTGATCCGCCGGGAGTTCCCGGACAATATCAACCTGCTGATCATCGATGAGGCCCACATGAAGCGTCGCGCGCTGCTCGACATTATCCGGGACTCAGGCATCAAGGTTATCGGACTTTCTGGCACACCGTTCGCGCCATGGATGGGGAAATACTTCGAACGTTTTGTCAAACCCACCACCATGAATGAACTGATCAGCATCGGCGACTTGAGCAAGTACGAGTTTTTTGCTCCAACGAAGCCCGATATGGCTGGCGTTAAAACCAGCAACCTGTCGGCGTTTGGTAACGACTACAACGAAGACCAGGTGGCGGAGATTATGTGCGGCGCTGAACTGGTCGGCGATGTTGTGAAGAACTGGCTGCAGCACGGCGAGGATCGCCCGACCATCTGTTTTTGCGTCAACAAATCCCACGCAAGTTACATCACGATGGAGTTTATTCGAGCCGGCGTGAACGCAGAAATCATGGTAGCGGAGACGCCAGCGGAAGAGCGGCACATGACCATTCACCGCTTCGAGCAGGGTGCCACAAAAATTATCGTCAACGTCGGCGTGCTGGTGGCAGGGTTCGATAGTGACGTTCGCTGCATCATCTACGCCCGCCCGACGAAATCGGAAATTCGTTGGCTGCAATGCCTCGGCCGCGGACTGCGTACGGCGCCCGGCAAAGATCACTGCCTTATCTTCGATCACTCCGGAAGCGTTCACCGCCTGGGGTATCCCGACGATATCGAATATGACGAGCTGATCGGCAAGAGCGACGGCATGAAGGCAGCGCCACAGGCAGCAAAGCAGGAAAAGGCCGAGAAGCTGCCGAAGGAATGCCCTCAGTGCCACTACATGAAGCGCGCCGGCGTCTACATCTGTCCGAAGTGCGGTTTCAAGCCACTGACGGGCGAGGACGTCGAAACAGACGCAAGCCGCGGGCTCAAGCGTTTGAGCCGGAAAGCGAAGGTTCACAACAAAAATGAAAAGCAGGCGTGGTGGAGCCAGATCAAATACTACCAGCGCCAGCGCATCCTGAAAGGCAAGCCGCTTTCTGATGGCTGGGCCGCCCATACCTTCAAAGACAAATTTGGTGAGTGGCCACGCGGGCTGAGTGATTTCCCGATGGAAACCAGCCCCGAGGTGTGGAACTACATCAAGTCGAAATTTATCGCCTATAGCAAAACGAACGGGAGTACCCAATGAAAACGACAGAGGCGGTAAAAGGCCGCTGGGCCGAAGTATTCGAGTTCTATGGGTTGCCTCCAATCACCGGTAAAAACCACTACAAAGGGGAATGTCCAGCCTGCAAACGTAAGGGCCGTTATCGTTGTGATGACAAAGATGGCGCGGGAACGTGGATATGCGTGTGTGGCTCTGGGGATGGATGGAAGCTGCTTGAACTGACGCAGAAAAAAGACTTCGCAACGCTGGCCGGTGAAATCGATGTGGTGATCGGTAACGAATATCAGCCAGATACCAAGAGCACGGATCGCCCGAAACCCAGAGAGAGTCAAAAGGTCAGAGAAAGCGTCATCGCGAAATTTGGTTCGCTGGTAGCTCTGCGAGGAACTGGGGCGGAGATGTACCTGAACGGCAGGGGGATTAACCAACTCCCTGCCGACTGGGTTCGTTTCAATGCTACCGAGAAAACGCCATACGGCAACAAACAGGCTATGTGGGCGTTGGCCACTGACGACAAGGCTAAGCCGTGTTACCTGCACCGCACATTTCTTGACGGCGCCAGCAAGGCGAACATTCCTACGCAGAAGCGCATGCTCTCCCTGCAGGATGATAGTTATCTCGATTATGCCGGGTCAGTGGCGATCCGCATGCATCCAGTTACGTCAACGCTGGGCATCGCCGAAGGGATAGAGACGGCGTTGTCCTGCCACCAGATTTATAACTGCAACACTTGGGCGGTGCTCAACTCGTCACTGATGAAGCGATTCCGGGCGCCCGCTGGGGTGAAGCACCTAATTATTTTTGCGGACAGTGACGATAATGGCGCCGGTCAGGCGGCCGCTTTCGAATGCGGTCACCGCAACATCCTATCCAAAAACGATGTTCAGCGTGTCAGTATCCGCTGGCCTGAAAAAGGGGATTTCAACGACATGTTGATAAACGGCGCCAAGGTTTACGAATGGCCGTTGCGGAGGGCTGCATAGTGAAATTAACCCGCGAAGATGAGCACACCATCACCCAGTACATCCGCGCGGCAAATGGCGGGTATACGGGGCCGGTGGCGATATGGGTAGGGCGGCTGGTGGAACTGCATATGCCATTCAGCCGGCTGGTGGTAATGACGGCGATGATGAAAGCACGGCACGAATCGAAGAGGGCAGCACAATGAAAGATATCTTCCTGGCTCTGGTTGTGTTCTCGGTGCCGATCACGTGCGCGGTCTTTGCTGGGCTGCTGGCGTTGCAAAGCAAGGAGGGCTGGGGCTGGTTTTTGCTGGCGGCCCTGTTGATCGGCGGCAGTATCAAAATTACAACAGACTGAGGGTGATCGGTATGAAACTGGAGTCGGCATTAAAACATTTCAGCGCGCAAGGGCTGACCATTACCGACACGCCGAATGGCACCTCTGCGGATCGTGTTACCGGTACTGACGTTATGGCTGCTCTCGGAATGGTCGAGGCAAAGGCTCGTTTCGGCATGGCGGCATTTCTGGGTAAAACTGGCATCAGCAGCGAAGACCGGGAAAGGGCCATCGTAGAGCTGACACAGTACGCGATGAAGAAGGCACCGAAGCACGTCGGTAAAGTCGCCGGTCGCCGAATGGCCCGCTGTATGCAGATTTTGGCGTCGTTGGCCTATGAGGATTATTCACAATCA